CGGCAGTTTTAGCTTCCCGCACCTGTTCTATTGTCGCCCCACCGTGCGCCCATGCCTCCGCCGTCTCAATGCACGCAAGCGCAGTTGGGGATGTGGCGTGGGGCAACGCCAACCGGGCACACTCGCAGCACGCCAAAACGAGTTTCTTGCGCCCATTGCCTTCCGGCTCACCGCTTCGCTTACCAGCGAACCAGAGCATCCAGTCGCCACGGTCACACTTGGACCATGCGTCGGCCGGTGTGGTGATGTTATTGGCCCGGACCCATTCGATGGATTCGTGGCAGGCGTCCATTGATTCCAGCAGTTTAATCAGTCTGTTTGTTTTCATGGTTGTGGATCTATGATTTCGACGCAGAGTTGGATCTCGCCGGCCCTGGTTGTATGAATGATGTGCTCATGGTCTGATAAGAAATTCAAAGTAAAGGTTGGCTACTCGCTGGGGGTGGTCTTTGTCCGACAGAATCACGGCGTAGCGGATACCGTAGTTCCATGCTGCTCCTACCCACTCGGCTCTTTGCTTGCCGTCGAATGTGTTCAAAGCGGTGGCTATCGTTCGCAGATGCTTTTCAGCAACCCGCTCCGCCTCCATTGGGTTCGTCGTCGCCTCGATGAATGGACGCTTCGAGTAGAGTGCCCATGTAGCGGGCATGAACTGATACGCACTGCGTTCTCCCTTCTTCCCTACTGCCCGTGGATCCTCGTTGCTTTCAACCTGGCGGATCGCCTTGAGCATCGCCTGTTCGTCCATCGTGTTAAACGTGAAGGACCGCCGTTTCTTGGCCACTTCCCACTTCTCTTTGGCAATCACTGCGGGAATGTAGAACAGCAGGCAGAAGCCTACCGCAAGGAATCGTATCGTGTCCTTCATGGTCGCACCCTCCGGAAAGACACGACCCATACCCACGGGTTTTCGGCCCATGAGTCGGATCCGTTGATGGACTGCCACAGCGTTTGATAACTTTGCCGCGCCGCTCGATATGGCTCACCTAATATTGGTCGCTCGGTCATCGTCAGTCCTTGTTGATTGTTGGGGTTAAAGTGGGGCTTTCAGTATCCCGTTCGCCTTCGTAAGATTCGCTCGTGCTCGGTGAAGGTCCGGATTGATGCCCGCAACCTTCCCGGCAAATTCCAGCGCGTCCGCCGCTCCGTCCACCAGTGCCTTCACGTCTTCGAATGCGCGGTAAATCTTCCTGATTTGTGCGCATGCCTTGTCCGCACCGTGCGCAAATCCGTCGCCTTGGGTTACGAAGATGCCCGCTACCGTCAGAACCCGGTGAAGGTGCATTGCTACCAGTGTCTCCCGGTCCACGCCCCGATTCAGGAGCACGCCTACCGCCCGGTCATCCCAGATTTCAACCGTGCCGTAGTCCTTCCGACAAGTAATCGGCAGGATTTGCCCTAGATGCTCCAAGCACCAAGCCTGAATGTAACCGGAGGCAATTCCCGCTGGCCTTGCGTCGGCTGGTAGCTTGTCGGGTTCGGAAAATGTCACACCAACGGGAACCTCCAAAGGGAAGATGCGCGCCGTGAAGATCCGGCAGTCCTTCCCCTCCGCCAGCATCTTCTTCACCCGGTTCACCATCGGCTTGATCGGTTCCCCGATATGCTCCGGACCCTTCCAACCGTCATAGACTGCCAGCGTGCCGTCTAGGTCAAAAAGGTAGTTACCCTTTACCTCAGTTACAGGAGTGCTCATTTCGCCTCCTTGTCCGAGTCCGGAATGGTGTTTGCCATCACTCCCTTTGCCGCCTGCTCCTTCTCATTCTGTGCCCGCAGTTCGAGCATGGCACTGGCCTGCGTCACCTTGTCAGTCATGTGGAACTTCGTGATCGGCTGCGTTTGGCCGGGATTGTGTTCCGAGCAGTATTGGATTTCCACCAGGAGGCGGAACCCAAGCAGAACTTGAAAGCGTTCCGTCCAAGTGAACTGACGATAGACGAATCCCCGCGTAATAAAACGGATGGGCTTCGGGAGTGGCCGTAGTGTCGGCTTATATTTGGGTGTGTTGCTTGACATGATTAAAATTGGGACTGTGCGCGTTCTTGCGCGTATTCGTATTCGCTGTCTGTCAGTTCGTAGGGTTGTCCGCAGACTCCGAAGGCTTTAACGTGGTCCGCATACCATCCGGCTCCTTCGCCGTTGCATGGGTGCCCTTGTTCAACGTATTGCCCTTCGTCGTAGGTCCACTTAATCACCACTTCTACGGTGATCGTTTCGCCGTCTCGCTCTATGTCCTGAAAGTGCGCCGTCTTCATTGCGCACACTTGAACAAGACCAAAAGGGCGACGAGACTGACGAAGAAACATAGGAATGTTGCCTTCGCTAACCGCACATTGGCAGCATGCGCCGCCTTCGCTTGCTTCGCATTCCACATCGCTTCTCCGTCAATCTCGCGCCGTTGTTTCATGGTGCTGGGGTAGGGTTAGTAACTGGGAGCGTTGATCTTCCCGTCACCGAGCAGCACCGGAATTGAGGTAGTCGCCTCGATGGATGCACGGGCCGAATCGAAGGCTTTTTTAATTACCTCGTGCGGTCTGTTCATCACATATTGGAAACTTAGCTTCCCGTCATTCCCGATACGGAAGCGCAACCGGGCATTGATCGTGATTGGTTCTGACCCAACGAAGGGAACCACGAATATACTAATTGCGTCGGGCAACTTCATCACATCGTCATGCCGATTCGCTCCACCGCCCGCCTGCTCGATGGTTTCAACGTATTCCAGTTGAATGCTCCCATCGCGTAGGTTCTTGCCGGATTTGAAGCTGACCGTCTTCTTCGCTTGAAGCAGTTGCGCCATTTCCAGCACTTCCGCCCCATCCGGAGAAACAATGTCTGCAAGGTTCTCTTCCACGAACTCCGAGAACCCTTCCTGCGTGAGCAGCTTCCGGTTGTTCTGGATCCAGCGATTCCACTCAGGGGTGGATTCGAGCCGCAAGACGGCAACGTGTTCCCCGGTCCCGGCATTCAATACGCCGGTCTTGTGGAAGTCGAAAACGGCGGTAATCGAACCCCCCGTCTCCGTTGCCGTGCCAAACAGGTGCGTTTGCCCGTCGATCTTGTGCCCGTTCACATACTCGATGAAACTCTTCGTCTCATACAGGTGAACGCTTGCGCGTTTGCGCCGGGGCGCGTCCTCATACTTTTCCAATGGGAACAGGCTCCCGTTGGGGAAAGACAGGAGTTGTAGGGCTCCCACCTTGATTATTTGCGGTTTTTGGGCCGCTTCTGCTTCGCGAGCTACCGCGATAATATGCGGGGCTTCCGCCCCTGATTCGTCTCGTGACATAATACTGATTTATGGGTTGTGGTTGGACTGGGTAGATTACTTGCCAGAGGCGGAGACTTTCGCCTCAACCTCCGTTTGCTGGGGCTTCGAGTTCAGTCCGCCCTCGATGGACTCAAGGCGCATTTCTTCCTGGTTGGGATTGCGCCGGGTGGGGTTGAACTCATCGTCCGCAAAGAATACGGGTTCCTTCACCCGTGCCGGTTTGGGCAGGCTGACTTTGATTTTGTCGGTGATCTTCACCAACGGGGTATCCCCGGCTCCTGTGCCGTTCGGGATGATCGTCAGTTCGAGGACAATCTTTGACTTCTGCGACGACATGATTGCCGCCCGTGTTGCATCGCGCAGTGCGTCATCCAAGTCATTGACTACTTGGTTGTCGTTCATCGCCGCGATGGTTTTGACAAATGTTCCGGCTGGGGCTTGTTTCTCTACCCCGTCCTTGATTGATGGAGGCATAACTTTATTTACTGGGTTGTGTGGTTGTGGTTTCGGGGCTGTTTAGCTCTCAACACCCGCCGCTTTCAGGAAGTCTTTCGTCTTCCCAAGAATTCGAGTCGCGAGCTTGCCGCTCACATCCAAATAGGTTCCGCCCTCCTTGATCGCATTTTGCTTCACCAGGAACGCATTCACCTTCTCCGCGTGGGGCTCCAATGCCTCGGTCAGCAATTGCTTCTGCTCGTCGGAGAGTGATTCTACGGTGGTTTGTTCCGCTGCGCTTCCAGACGCTATACGAGTGGCTGTCGTCTCGATGGCGTCATTAGCATCGCCCTCGGTTGCCGCAATGCCTGTAACGCGCTCATAAACCCGAGCCTTGAGCTTACGTTTCGCCTTTCCGATAATGCCGTCCGCGCCCATCCCTCGGTTGACCTTGATAGAAAACTGAGCGTTTTCGATCTTTCCCACGACTCCATTGCATTTCCACGACGCCGATGCAGTAACAACCGCCTCGTTCTCGGAAACGATCTTAGGAATAGAATAGTCGTCCCAATAGTCGGATATTAGCCCCTTTCTGGAAAGGCGAATAAGGGAACCTTCAAATCCTTCTTTCGTGTAATACGCACGTCCGGCGAGAATGTTCATTTCATTGCCAACAGGCTTGAATCCGCGAAGCGTTGCCTCAATGAATGCCTCCCTTACTACCTCTTCGGGATAGCCTCCGGCTTGGTCTTTGTCGGTGCGAAACCCTAAAGAGCTTCCCTGGAGTTTCATTATGGGGGCCATAACCTCCTTCGAGAGCATGGCTTTTAATTGGTCGATAGCGTTGGCCACGTTAATCGCTGCTGCAAATGCGCCAGCACCGTGCGTTAATGTGGTAAGATTGTTCTCTTCGGCAAACGCATCCAGTGCTGCAATCTTTTCGTCGAGCAAGGCTAGGCTAGTTTCTGTTTTAGACATGATATGTTTTATGGTTGGTGGTTATACGGATGAAATTCTACGCGATGTGTCTCCATGATCGGCGGCTTACAATCTTGCCGATTCCGATTGGTCCTTTGCTTAACTCATAGGCCATTCGGTGCGCCCTAACACATTTCCTCCCGATAGATATACCGCCGTATCCATCAACATCCCTCCATCCCGTCCAAAGCCAACAAGAGGACTTTCTGGATGTTTTGTTAATCTTAGACAGAAATCTAGTTATATCTGTGGGCTTGAAGTCCATTTAGGTTTATGGGTTGCGAAAAAAAGGGACCAGCCGCCGCCCTATTTGGTAGGGCAAACACCACATGAACTACGCGCCAACGTAATGTCTTGTGAGGTGTCGGCGTAAGTGCCACGGCTGGAAGGGGGGTCAGACTGGAGGGCTGACGCGATAGAACTGCGTTGGCGTGAGAGGTCTTGCCCGCTTAACGCGATCATGGAGTCCGGGAATCCGAGAGAATCCGAGTTCGCGTAGCTTTGCGCCTGCCGTGTGCTTCCGATTCCATGAATTTTTACGCATGAACTCGCGCAGTTCGTTATATCGCTTACGCAGTGCTGCAATGCGGGCTTCACGGGCTTTAATTGCTTCTTCGTTCAGTATCATATTGTTAGTTTTTCAGGGTGTTCCAGTGCTTGAAAAATGCGCTCGGCTTCACGCAGCAACGCCCGTGCATCACTTGCACATCCAACCGAATAGCCGGGTCATCACGCCATTGCCGGATGCGCTTCACGCTCGCCCACGGCTTAAACAGTTCAGCCGGGGTGTATTCGTCCTTGATGAGAGCCAGCACCAGCGCAGTCCCGGCCTGCTTGATCGCTTCACCCTCGCGCTTGAGCATATCAACAAGTGCCATTGCCTCGTCGCTGATAACCTCCGCGCCTCCGGAAATGTATTCCTCGGCTTCCTTGAGTGCGTGCAGAGCTTTCGCCCGCTTATCTTTGGGGAGGGACATGGTTAGAAAGTTACCGTATCTTCTGTTTGCGGTTCGGGTTCGCTCTTGGCTTCCGGCTCGGGAGCAATTTCCGCCCCTTGCACTGCGCCATCTTCGATAATGATTGCCGAAGCGTCTCCGCTCCCAACCCTCTCGACGAAGACCTGCAAATCGTGCTTGTCTGCCAGTTCCGTAAGCAGGGTGAGGCTCTTGGGATCCAGAAGGGAACCGTCCCGCACCAGCATAACGCGGAGCTTGGGATTGAGTGCCGCACCCATCGCCACTGATACCCGCAATTGCTGCGCCGCGCTTGCCTGACTGAAGGGAATGCCGTTAAAAGTCACACCGTCCTCCGAGAATCCAAGCCCTTCGATGGGGAACGGAGTTGCCGCCAGCTTCTCCGCTTTCTCCGCGTCGATCCGCTCAATCTGCTCGGTGAGTTCGTTTGCTTGGTCCGTCTTCGCCTTCAATTCAGCCAGTGCCTTTGCCCGCGCTTGGTTCTCCTGTATGTGTTGATTCGTCTCCGTCGCCCCGGCCAGTGACTTCCTCAAGGGAGCTTCGTCGATGGGCTTGAATGCAAAGTCCGCTGCAATAGCTGCGTCGTGCTCGGCTGCTACGCTCCTTTCGATTGCTTCTTGCGGGCCAATCATTTCCCGCACCTTTCGCAACTCTTCTTCGAGGTCTAAAACCCTACGCCTAAGCATGGCGGTTTTCTCCTTTTGATCGTTAAGCGACGATTGTTTGTTGCGTATGGCTTCCTCAAGATTCGCCTTTCCCGCGTTGTGCTTCTGCGCCTGCTCCAACTCCGTCAAAATCGCACTGGTATCAATTGATACCTCCGGCAGTCCGAAGCTGAACGGCATCGCCTCCGCCTTTATCCGCATTTCAGCCGCCTGTTTGTTTACCGCAGTTCGCTCCTGGTAGATAGTCTTCCGCTTGTCGTCTATCAGTTGCAAATTCAGTCCAACCAGCATTTGCAAAGCCGCCTTCTGCTTCGATGAGTCGTAGCGCGTGAACGCCAACGGGTCGAACATCAGCTTGCCTGTCAGAGCATCCAGCATGGATTGCGGGGAAGGATACCGGGCTCCGTCCGCGCTCTCCACAATCAACGCAGTGCCTCCCGCCGCCGTGAATGTCCGCTTCACTATAAGGCCATTATCCAGCTTCGCAATGATCTGGGCTTTCGCCTCGCCATCCCGCACCGGCTTAATCGGCACTTCGTTCTTGCCGCCAAAGAGCATTGCAATGCTGTCGAGCACACTGGTTTTGCCTTGTTCATTGTCGCCGCCAATAATGACGACGCTGCCTTGCGGGGTGATGCGAACGGCACGCAGCCGCTTCACGTTAGAGGATTCGAGGGATATGATTTTTGACATGGTAAGGGGTTAAATTAGCTGGGCTCTCTGCCAAAGCACCTTGGGGCTCCCGTTCGATGACTCTACGCCACGATAGCCAACAGGCTTGATAAGCCCCTCGCGCTTCGCCTTGAGCACGATCTGTCCCCAAGCCCGCCCATCCTTCGGCGGAGGCACGCTGTTGACCGCAGCCAAACGCACGTCCTCGGTGGTGAATTTCCGTTCCGGGAACAGATTGATAAAGTCCTTGAATGCCCGAAACGCCTGCTCGGTCCAATTCGGGTCGCGCCTGTCCGCTGCGTCTGCGCACGCTTGCGCCGCGATGTAGCCACGTTTTCGAGCCCGCGCCACGCCCTGCCCCACGGGGAAGGTAAATCCCATCTGTGCGCCGGTCATCGCTCCGCCCTCCGTGCAATCATGGCATCGGCAATTGCGTAGGCATCTTCCGCAACCATTTCCGCGCATACGGTTGTTTCACCGTCTCTGTTAAAATAACTCATTTCACTGGCGTCTTCATCGCGCTTAGAGATTTTCCAATGATGAATTATGCATCCCGTGATAGCCTGACCAGCTAGGTAGTCCCGCAGGGTCATGCCGTTGAATCCCCGTTGATACTCGCCAGTTGGGGTGCGTTCGGATGCAACGGGAAACGCTGGCCCACCGTCATTGATAGGTTCACTCATTTAAGAATCTCCTTTTTGATCTTCTCGCAGTTCGCCCCGAGCCAGTCCTTCATCTTCCCGCCAACCTCGGAACGCTCCTTGTCGGTTGACAACCGGAACACGCCCGCGCTTGCCATCCAGAAATCAATCAGTTCCTCAAAAATAGCCTCCTGCTTTTGTTGCTCAGGGCTCACGATTGCACCCCCGCGCTCTTCCTCCCCTTGCGGGTTTTCTTCTCTTTCTTAGTAGCCGCGTTAAAAATATAACGCCCGTTTTCCAAAGATAAGCTCTTTTCGCGCTTCATGTCCGCAATAACCAGCCGCGCAACGTATTCCGAGAATCCTCCCGGAAACTCCAATTCGAATGCTTTCCTGGTAGCCAGCTTATGCAGCTCTCGCTCCATCAAAACATTAGTCCGGTGCGGGTTGTTCATCAAGCGGGGTCTAGGCATGGGGTGTATTGAGTATGCCTTCCATACACACGCACAAGGAAAAAGATTGCTTAATGTGTATCGTGTGTATGTTACATAATGAAAATGGTTCACCGCGTTAATATCACCATAGACAAGTCACTGCACGCCGCCGCGAAGTTGCACGCGGTTGAAGCGCACTACACGGACTTTTCTGGATTAGTGACAAAACTGATCGTGGCGGACATGAAGCAAACCCCACAAGGCGAAGTCATATCTCAAGAACTGATTGATGCCGCCAAGAAACTACTGAAACACAGTCATGCAAATGCCCTACGCCGTATCGCAGAAAAACATAAATCTTAATACTGAGAAGACTTGTCTGTTTACGTCTAGCGCCGGACTTTTATGGCGTTCACCCGCATGGTTGGGTAATGTTCCAGAAACTCCCGCTACGTGGGCGCAGGTCGCCGGGACACGCTGGCATGAAATGGTGTCACCTTCTGATATTCCGCGAGTGTTGCACTGGTTTGCCCACTACTCTAAGGACGTTCTCACGTTCGAGGTGATGCTCCCGATCAAGGGAGTTATGAGCATTACGAGCTATGTGCGCCTCAATCGGGATCCATGTGCTGTCCTCATTATCGGAGATTTTAGCATAATTTCCGACCATACCCCACTGGTGGATTTATCACATCCAATGCTTCCGGCCCCAAACTGCGTTATGCTCGACTATGAAAACGAAACCTAAGCCCTACGAAATTACTCCCGTCGAGCACGAGGACGCGAGCGACGTAGAACGCCAGCGCGATAGCTACCGGGCCGCCCTCATGGCCGTGGTGGTCATTATCGTGATCGGTGGCGGAATTATGTGGCTCTACAAGGTAATGTAGCTCACCGGCTACTTGTCCTTTGATTCCTGCACCAGCCGCTTTCCCCACGCGGTCAGGCTGTTCACCATGTTGGCGAAGTCGTCATTCAATAGGTAGGCTTGCGCCACGGCATCCAAGCGTTGCCGCATTTCCTCGGACCAGTTCGAGCCCGCCCCGGCCATTGGTCTAAGCCCCTTGCCCTCGGCCTCGCCCTTCTGCCCTATCAGAATCGAAGGACGGAATGCCGCTGGGGTTTGGTCAGCCAGATACGCAATAATCAAGTCTAGTTGCCCGCGATAGTCGTCAGGGCTTATCTCCCGGCACACCGCTTCCAGCTTATCCGGAGGGATGTATGTCCAAAGCCCTTTCTTCCAGCGCGTGAACTGACTCGCCGGGGTTCGCGGTATCTTGCTGGCAATCTCCTTCACTGACCGGCCAGAGTCTTCTATCTTTACCGCGCACAGGTCGCCAAACAGACGCTTTGTAACAGGGGGCATCCCTGAACCATCAGAAACCTATTCTGCTAAGTCAAGCATGCCACTATGCGCCGCTTTCCCTGCCCTCGGGGTAACTGCAACCCCATTTGCCGCCTGCGATTGTTCACCGCTATCCGCGAGACTCCCAGCACCGCCGCAATCACTTCTGACGTGTGCAGCCTGATCGACATGCCCGCGATCAGCTTTTGATTGGCATTCAATCGCTCGTGCACTACCCGTTGAGTATCCTTCGTTAGATAATTACCAGGCCGCGCCGAACAGTCCGAGAACCACGTTTTAGGATCCCCATAACGCTCAAGGTATATGTTTCGGTCAAGATTCATGGTTTTTTGGCTCCGGCACTTGCCGTTGAGTCACCCCTTCCTCCGGTATGAATTCCGGCACGGATTCAACCGTTACCGTCCGCTTCTTGAAATCGCACTTCACCCGCACATTGAGCGTAATTACCTTATGTCCCGATTCGAACGCATACGCCCGCAAGCGATAGTATTCCATGCCGAACCTCTCCTTGAAACACTTCATCGCCGCGTCGAGGTAGAGTTGTTCCGACGATCTAACATCATCGGCAAGAGTCTGAGCCTCAATGTTTGAAGTGGTGGGTTGACTCATGCTTTTCGCTTACAACGGCTTGCTAAAAGTTGATAAGCCCAAAACTCACCCCACCAAGCAGAAAAGATAAAGCCCCGTGTAAGTCATTATTCACAAGGGGCTTAAAATGGTGCACCCGGCAGAACTTGAATCTGCAACCTTCTGATTCGTAGTCTCCTATTTAGGTGCGGAACCTAAAGGAATACCGTTACGCTAAGTCGTTGCTATAGGTAAACAAGTGGGAATAGCGCGGAACGGTTATCTAAATAGGCTTGCTAAATCTTGATAAGCACTATTTTTTGCAGGGCATCGAAATCTTGATAAGCTTATGCCCCTAAAAGAGTCAATTGAAACGGTAGGCGAAAAGGTAGTTCGCTTCAAAACCACGAAGTTTGGAGTGACGGTTTACCGGCAACGCTTCACGCGCAACGGTGAGCACAAATACACCCGCGCCTTCTACGTCTCGAAAACCGTAGCGGGGAAACTTACCAGGTTTCCGGTTGGGTCTGACGTTCGCATGGCGGAAAGGAACGCGGAGGAAATCATTGGCTATCTCACCGTGGGAGCAAACACGATGGACAAAGCCGTTGCGATCTACAACCCGAGCAAGGCCGAGCGTATGGGATGCCCCACGTTCCAAGACATTCTGGACGCCTACAAGAGTGCCCTGAACATCATTGGCCGCAAGGGTGGACGTGTCAGCGATGCAACCTACTCCGGATACCGTTCCTCGCTCGCCTACCTGATTCGCAAGGTTGAATCCTACCGGAAGGACAAGCCGTTCGTCTCCCTGCTCGGCCAGCACAATGTTGATTACTCCCCTTGGTTCGGCCAGAGAATCGACGTGCTCACCACGAAGTATGCGATGGATTTCAAGTTGGCATCCGTCCCGGCTGACGAGGAAGACGAAGAGGTTATTCTCACCTCGAAAATCAGTTGCGACTCCACGTTGCGGAGTGCTCGGGCCTTCTTTTCCAAGAATGCAATGCGCTACTATACCCAGCTTAAACTCAAGATGCCGGATATATCTGGATTTATGAGCGAGCCTGACTTTGGCGCGAAGAAGTATTTCCAGTTGCTCCCGGCTTCCGTGATTGTGGACGTTATGCGAGCCAGCATTGCCCTCCGGAACGATGACCTTGACGCATTCCGCGCCTTCCTGCTCTGCATGCACTGCGGTTTGCGCCGTGCCGAGGCACTGGCCTTTGCTACCTCGTGGTTACGGGAAGAGGACCGGCCTATGATGCTCGTGACGGTCAACGGCGTATTTAATCCAAAGCACGGGACAGGGCGAAAGGTTGCTCTTGAGCCGTGGGTTTCGAAGACGCTGCATGAACTGGGTCCGGTTCAGGCTTCCGAGTCCCTTGACCGGCTCAATGACTGGGTGAAGGGCATTATCCCGGCTGAATATGCCGTAACCAAGCCCCTCCATGAACTCCGCAAGTGCTGGGTATCCTGCAAGGCCAAGACTGACGGTATTCTCGCCGCTGCGCAGCAAGCAGGGCATCGAGACACGAAAACAACCGTTGCTCACTACGCAGATAACATGCTCCCTGATCGGTTGACCGGCCTATGGTCCGAGCCTGCGGAAGCCGCTATTCTCAAATTCGCATGAAAACCAAATGTGACAGATGCACCGTAACCCAAGGCCGCAAGGGTAAGACCGGCTCTTGGTGCGTGAAATGCGGAACGAAGGTCTATGATGTGGACGAACGCGAATGCCAGCAGTGCGCCCATTTTAAGGACTTGGGACCGACTCAGGACAATCATTGCATCTGCACGAAGCATTTAATGGGCGTCGTTCGCACAATGCACGCCTGCTATGAGATAGCGAAGGGAACGCTTTGCTTCCGACAATCACCCAACACATCAGTCCGCCCCGCCCACGGCAAAGCCTAGCTGAACGTCCCGAATCAGGAACCGGCCAGAGTTGAAGCACACCGCCACGACGCGCACGCGCAGCTTGTGGCCGAATAGATTGAGCGGGATCCGCACCGTGTCCTTGCCGTGCACAATCCCCTTCCAGCGTCCACCAGTCCGCCCAGAGTCCGTTTCCGCGTAGATTCCAACGTAAGCCCGCGAGTCCCGTTCTATCGTCAACTGCACTTCCAGGAAGTTCTTGAACGTCTTTGGATTCCCTAAGTCCTGCCACGGGAATTCAAAGCGGGCAATGTAGGCATTGTTGAAATACTGGGTCAGGGTGTAGTCTGTTGGATCCAGAGTAGCAATCGGTCCCCACATGCTATCAAGCCCCACGGTTTCACCCGAAGCGGTTTCCAGAATGCTCGCATTGTTCGCCGTCATCGCAACAAACGGAATACCAGAAGTCGGAGTCGGCTCCGCCCCAGCAATGGCATACCCAGAACCAAGGGCAGTCCCAGCCGCCTCCATGTCCTCGGGTTGCAACTCTCCTATCTCGTCGAGACGCGAATACAGGCATTCTCCGGCCTCCGTGATAACTGCCACGGTCGAAGCCCCCAAAGCCTTCAAAACCGTGCTCACTACGGCATCAGGATACCGCCACGGACCCGCCACGCTACGGGTTCGCTCGTTAAAAACGTAAAGACTTGGCCGAAGGTCATGCTCATTGGGCATAAACATCCAGAATAGGCGCGATTGCCGGTCATAGGCCGTATGGTATCCGTAGGCTTCCAAGGGCCGCGCAGCGTTCTTATTCCAGACGCCTGCCCCCTGCACGGTGGCAATCTCTTGGCTCCGTGCCGTATGCTTATTGAATGGCCCGGAACGGATTGCCTGGTCGAAATATACCTCCAAGTCCCGCCCAAGGTAAAAGTCCGCGTCTCCGTTCACGTCCCCCACGCAGTCCGGATTGATAGCCGAGCTATTGGCCGCGCTGGCACTCTGCTGGCACTTCCACCCGTCAGACGTGTTATCCACCCCGTAAAGGTTGATTGGGGCTTGGTCCGTGTGGACGGTGACGTATTGCTGGAAAACAGACAGTGCCTTGATTGCCGTCGCTCCGCCGTGGGGGTGCACCGCAATGAAGGACGTTGCCAGCGAATAAACCCCGTCAATGAATGGTTCCCCCTGATTTGGGGCATCCGTAATCCAGACCCGCATAGGACTGGCCGCATTGCCTGCCGCAAAGATTGAGCGGTTTACGTGTTGGCGGAATGTCGTGCACGCGGGAATTCGTATCTTTCCCCGCTTGTTCACGTCTGCTGGTGGCGTGCTCGGGCCAAAAACAGCCAAGGCAGAGCTATACCACACCAAATTGGAATCCACCCCGTTCCCGAATAGAATTCGGTCTGCGATGGGCGAAGCATACCATTGCGCCGTGGGGTCTTTGTCCCTGTAAACGGCATCATTGGTCGCCGTGATCGTAACTGAGCCAGTGGCGTCTAAATCCTGATTGCTGTCGGAGCCGGACAGATAGAAGAACCCAAGGGCTCGGGAAGCCTGCAAGGACCAGCAAACAAGGAAGGTATGCCCGTTCTTGGCTACGGTGACAAAATGGGCTTTGGCTGCGTTTGCCCCGGTCAGTGCCGTTTCAATGTCTCCCCCCAAGGAACTCAACCCCCAGAGGCTTTTCCACTCCGGCCCTGCGCAAAGTGCTCCCTGCGGGTATGGGGCCAGCCCCTCGCAAATACGCAATGCCCCGCGATCTTGGTCAGTCGCATCTTCCTTTGTCTCTATGGGACGAAAATTGGGGATCGAGAAGTATTCCACCCCGTCAGCCTACCTGTTCCCCGCCCTGACTAGCCGGTTTCATTTGTCGGATTTGGGCTCCCAAGCAACCTTGCGGGTGCGCAGATGCCCGACGTGTTCCCCCTGCGTTTCGTGCGTAGATAGGATAATTTGGTAGTCCGCATTATTGCCGCCCTTCTTCTTTTGCCAGATGACATGATCGCATGGACAGTGAGGGATAACATTGATGCGCAAACCGGCAGGGTGCCAGCGATGCCAAACAACATACAAGTCTTCGGTGCCCTTGCCTTCGTAACCGTCGAAATTTGCCAGTTGGAGGGCTTCATTGTTGAGCAAGGTGCAGCCAAACCCGCACCAATCAGAAGGAACAATCGAACCCTTGCCAATGGCCGGGTATGCGTGTTCCAGCCAGCCACGCTTTCTCCACCCATGCTTGGCAATGATTTCCCATATATTGCCAGCCGGGGGACATTTTTTAACATCCTCTTCCACGGCTTTCTTCTTCTCGATCCATTCCGGAGATGGGCTTGTAGCGGTGCTGGTTTCAGCCTCCTTTTTGAGAACTTCGATCCGGGCTTTCAGTTCATCAGGCAAGGTCCGTTCGTTTTCGGTGAAGTCCTCGGCAATGGGATTTTGCGGGGTTCCTCTCCCGCCAAGAAATGCCTCGTTGGGATAAGGGCAGGTCGAAACGCTGTAATAACCTGCGTCAAAGCCTAGCATGTCGATCATGCAGCGCAGGGCATTGGCCGGTGGCAGTGTGTCGCTGTCCAGACTCCAGGTGTAATCAGGGTTGTGGCGGCGGGCTTCGGTAAAGGCGGCGCTGCGCAGGGCGGCAATGGTAAGCTGGGCAACCTCTTTGTAGTTGGGGGAATTTCCGGAATCCTTGGCTGCAACCAAATGGCGGACTTCCCACTTGTCGGGCAGTGCCTCTTTCCAGTGCGTCACCGCATCTTTGCACGCCCGCGTGTTATCTCCGGCAATGATCGCAATACCGGGTTCAGTCCACTTGGCCGCATTCAGATTGGCGGTTATGCGCTGCGCCAGCGCACGCATGGCGTAACAATAGCCCTCGGTGGCGCAGACGGTGATGATTAGTTTCATAGGGTTAGTTGCCGGGATAGGCGGAAAATGCAATCGGGCCAAGGCCGTGAACAACGGCAGCGGGCTCAAAGGCGATACACTCGCTGCGGTGGATTGAATACGTGGTCAGCGAATCCGCCCACGAGACATAGGCCGTGCTAGTGCTGCCGGTGGAGTTCTGGGCGGTTATGCGGTGAACGCCCCACGGCACAGTGCTTTGAAAACTGCCGCTTTCAGAGTAGGTGGTGGTGGTTGATCCCCCTGGACCTGGCGGGGGTCCAAACGGGTCCGGTGGGGGCGGTGGTTCTGATGTGGTGGTGGTTCCACTTGCCGACGTGCTGCCGGTTTGCACTCCGCTCCAAGCCGTCAATGTGGTAAAGCTATTGGTCCCAGTAAACCAGCCATACCCGCCGACTGTGCTGCCGGTGTTGGTGGCCGGTGCAATGCGGGTTGATGTGTTCATGGTTCCCGCCAGCGAGAGGGTAATCGTATCGGTGTATAGCGGCACGGCCACGCCGGGAAATGCAGAGCCCCAGCTCATCGCCACGGTGTCACCGGAAATGTTGGTCCCGACCGGATTGCCGTAGCCCATGGCATTGGGAGCCTGAAAACCCGATCCCGGCGTCAGCTCGTTGTAGGCAAACGCCGCAGGATTGCTGGACTGCGCTGCGGTGTTTGCCGTTAATCCTATGGTTTGGTGAGAAAATGTTAATGTTTCCCCGAAATTTGAACTGGCTTCCTCTAGTTCGTAAACCACGTAAGAGCTGTTTGTAGTCAAAGCCGAGGTGGATAGCACGGTGCCCCGGTTGGCGACCGTGGTGGTGTATTCCGTGGCGTATGTGTATGAGGTATAGGATGGTGCCGTTTCCTCAAACGTGCTTACGTCCGTGATGTTGTAAGTCAGGCTTACTGCCGTGGTGGTCACGTATCCGAGCGTCACCGCCTGAGAGTTTGACAGTGGTATCGTTCCGCCGTTTGTCGTGCTTGCCGCCGTGGTGTAAGTGGATGCAAGCAACGTCGAAGCCGTTGAGGTCAGCGAAGCGGTATTGTAATTGGTGTATGAGTAAGTGTAGGTTGGCCCAGTATAGTTTGCGGCGCTGTCCAAAGTCACCTGTGTCTCAGGAACAACTCCTGTAATAATCGTCACTGAATTGGTGGTTACGGTAAAAGATACTCCAATGGCAGAGGCCAAAGCCGTTCCTGTGGTGGTAATGTTCCAAAGCCAGTCTGTGGTTTCCGCAACTATCACCGTGTCTAGGATTGCTTCATGGGGCACTGAATAGGTTTCTGTGCTGGTTACGGACAGGGTGACGGTGCCCAAAGTGCTGGTAGTATAGGCCGACGTTGTGACGCTCGTTGCCGTGGTTGAGGCCGAAGTCGTTGAGGTAGTTGAACTGTTGGTGGTCGAATAGCTGGTTGAGGTTGGCGCGGAATAACTGGTCGAGAGCACGGTTTCAACGGCCTGCGCACTGGTTATGGTGCCTGTTGCGGTTGTTGCCGCCGTGGTAGCGGTTCCGGTTGCCCATGATCCCGTTGTCTGGTCGGAAAAGCTGGTCGTCAGGTTATAGAATGTATCCGGGTCTATATAAGTTGTCCCCACGGTCACGCGATGGGCCGATGTGCCTGCGGTCGCGTTGAAATCTGATTCGTCTATTCGCAGAGTGGTTTCGGCCCTAATCAAATTAGGAGTAGTGTCGGCGTAATTTATCACGGACGAGTATTGACCTTCTTCCGAAAGCGTTACTCCGGAAGAAAGTGAGCCTCTTATTCCGGCCTTGTCGCTCGAATGGTTGTAATACGTGCCCCACGCAGTAAAATTTACGGTCCATGATGGTGGATCCGTTGCAGTTGCGGACGATGTAAATGACTCGGTGCTGGAATGGGCATAGGTGTTTGACACCGTAACGGCCGCCGTGCGCGTTGTTTCATAGCTCCACATGGCAGGTTTAGACGTTGGTTATGGCCCAAGTGTAATAAATATCGTAGGGCAGGGTTCCGGGCGCGGGTGAAGTTTTGCTGATGCGGAATGCTTCTGCCGGGGTGGCAAACAGCGAACCGTTGCCAATGGTGCGATACCATACCGCATTGACTACCAAACCGAGCAAAAGGGTAAACGAGACCGGAGGGGAGCCCTGCAAGGTGGACATAACAGCGGGCGCAGTGGTCTCCATGGACAATGAGCAACCCGTGATCGCCCCATCTGTCGCGGTGGCAGTCAACACCAGGTAGCGCGTTACGTTGTCCGCAAATGCGTAAGTATCAGTAAAATCGCTGGGGATGATGTTGTTCAATACCCCAATTCGCACGCTACAGGTAATGGTGCCGGTGCCGGTAATTTCTACGTCAAATGGGTAAGGGCCGCTCGTGCCGCTTCCGCCCAAAGCCTTCGTTTCAATTACCTGTTTTTGCTGCTTAAAGTCGTAGTCGTCCGGTGGCACCTTTGGGAAAGGCAACATCGGAGGAATCGGAGGAATAAGCGGGGCATCGAAAGGACGACTCATTAGAACGTGTATTGGACAAGTGTTCGCCGGTAGAGAACAACGCCTGCGATTGTCGTCAGGTAGATTTCATTGATCGGGGGTTCTATCGTGGTCAGGCCGGAAGGCTGTGATGTTGGACTACTGGCCGAAAGTGAGGCGTCGTAGGAATCACACTCCACGCCATTGTAAAAGTCGCCTGCTGTCCCTGTCGCGGTTCCGCCCGCGCTTACAGTATTGCTCAAATTCTCCTGCTGAGACTCGCCCACGGTTTGCCCGGTGCGGACAAAACTCGCCTGGTAGAACACCCCGTAAAGAAGCTTCCAATGGGCCGTGGTCAGTTGGGTTGCATTGTAATCAACCGTCACGTCGCACAAAAGGGGTTGCTGCTTACTCGGAGTCAAAAGCAGGTCGTCAACCCCAGCACCGGAGGAAAAGATTGCAGTTCCCGGCATGTTGAATGTATGGCCGCGCTTAAAGGTGATCAAGGCCGGGGGAACAATGTAGGTTGCCCGATTCACGTAGTAACCTTCCGCAATCGTGTTTTGCAGGGAAACGAGGTGGGCCGACGCTCCGCTTGGGTCTGCCGGGGTTGCCGAAGCCGCACTTAGAGAAGTGGTTGACCATGCCAAACTGCCGTCACTTCGCCCCTGCACTTCCGTATCAATCACGCCAGTGCCCTTTGACCAATTGACCGTCCACACCCGATAACCGTCTGCATCCGAGTAATCCACCCCAGTGCGGATAAATGTGCCGGGGTTTGACGTAGGATCGGCGCCAATGCTGCTCGCCGTCAGATGACGGATGACAATGAACGTCAGTCCGGTAGTTCCCTCATCAACACTCTTAGAAAAGCTGGTTGCCCGACTAATCTCCCCTGAGCCCTTGGCAAAGGTGTAGGTGTAAGTCATCACCCCCTCGGGTCCACTCACGTCCTCGTCAATCAGAATGTAGTCTGTTGGCGTGGCTGGAACCTCGTTAAAGTGCACCAGTGTTTGAATCAGAAGCTTCCCGTTATTCTTCGTGCTGAGTGAAGTCTTTAACTGGCCGGCTGAAATATACGTCTCTATGATTTCCGCCCCGTATCCGTGCTTGTTGATCTTCACGTCATTGCACGCCTGCGAAGAAACCACGTCACCGATTGCCGCCGCCAACCCCTCCGCCTGACTCGCAATGGCCACGTATCGACGCACAAACCCATATCTCCCGTCCTCCAACTTGAAATGCTGGTCCTCACCTACCGACACTTTGGACCCACTCGTAAAGCCCTGGTAAATCTCCGTCAGCATCAGGACGAAAGCATTCTGCTCGTTCGTCGTCTCTGTCATCGCCCGCTTGACCAGCAAGCACGTCGAGTATTCGTCATCTGCTACCCCGTAGGCTCCAAAAACCTCAGAATCAATGGATGCCGCTACCGTGCCCAGCCCGTTTACCTGAAAACGCCGGGTTACGGTTTTTAGCCCGCTGAATTCCTTATCGACGGTGGGCTTTCCGATTTGGGTGAGATATTGACGAACGGCCATGTAAATTGCTCCTGCTTACCACCCCCGCTTGAGTCGCACTGACCCGGCAACGTCACGCTGCACCCGTCGCATTGATTTCAGTTGCGCCCGCGCCCGGTTCGCTTCGTCAGTCAAAAGTTGCACGTTCGGGCCTGTGTATCTCCGGTTTGCCGTGTTCTTCGCCAGCTTCTCGCGGGCAATCGGCAAAAGAATGTTGTCCACCGCCTTGCCTGGAACTGCCGGAATGTCGCTGTCCGAAGTCAGTGCAGCCGGGACAATGTTCGCCTTGAACTCCACCGTAAACACCCGCTGGGGTATCGGATAAACGTGGAGCCGGTTCCCAATGGCAAAGGTCACGTCAACCGCCCCTTGGTCGATATGGTAGTAGCGCGGATCCCCAATGTCGTAGAAAGCCGACTGCCTGAACGTATTTCGCCCCATCGCCAACGGCTCCCGCCCGTCCCGTGGGTGAAAGTCAAATGCCGGTTCCGTCCGAAGCATCAACTCCGCGTCTGAATCAGGCAACGCGGCCAGCAAGCCAACCCCCAACAGGTTCGGCACGCTCGCCATTTCAACCACGCTCCACGGCAACGCAACGGCATTGTGATAGACCGTAGCCGCATAGCTACCAGTATCACCGTCCCATGCCTGCAACAGCGCGTATGCAGGTCCCGCAGTCGGAGTCCCGTAACGATAGAACTTCTCTCCAATCTTTACGAACGAGCCCGCATAGGACGCTTCAAAGGCATACCCGGTTACAACCGTGCTATCGGCTGTCAGCCCAAGGGTAGCACTTACCGGAGCCTTGAAAATGGCAGAATGGTATTTCTCCGGCCAATATGCCTTGGTCCCGTCAACTGGCACATAGCAATCAAAGTATGCCGCCTCAATGTAGGACTTAATATCAAGCAAGTCCTGATCGAGCAAATCAGACGGACTCTCATAGCCCCACATCGAGGCAAGTGCCGTTTGCAGTTCGAGGAATGTTTTGTTTGCCATGTTAAAAAAGGGTTCCGTATCGCACCCCTACCCAGCCCTGAATACCCCTAATCAGAACCAGCGATACGATACGGAAGGTGTTTACTCAGGTTTGGGCTTTCTGGGCCGTTTGCTCCTGGTTGCGCTCCGAGTGGAGCTAAGTGTGTCTGTCGCGCCCTTGTCGTAGGCTGCAATTAGACGTTTGGCCGTCTCGTCGTTATCGTCATCGGTCACGATTACCCCACGGTGCAAGCATTGCTCTACCAATTGGTCTGCGAGCGGTTGCTTCGAAACCTCCACAATGAAAGGGGCAGTTTCCACGGCGGTGCTCACGGTAACTGTATCCGTCAAAGGCGGATTGTTTACCGGAACGAAAATGTATGAAGAGGTCCGCCCCATTGTCCGGAACAGGTCGTCCACTTCGTTTTGATTTTTTGGCTGATACGTGTAGGCGCGTAACTTCGCCTCCCACTTGAACAGATAGCGTAGTCCGGAATAGCCGTTCGCTTTAAGGTATGCTCGGGCCTTGGACTCGTTGAGGATTTTTAGGAAGAAAAACATGAGTAGGTGTGTTTGATTGTGCACTTAGGTGAAAAGCCCCGCGGGGAGTGCACCCCACGGAGCTTGTAAACCATTGGCTAATTCCCCGCGTTAGGCGCGAAGATCGACCAAATCCAGTTCAGGGTAGTCCAGTGCACCCTCTACGAGAACGTAGTTGGGATACCGGCCAAGAGTGTCCTCGCAGGGCGAGTAACCGATGATCGACTGAATACCTTGGGCATTGATGTGCGCCTTGCCGGAGGTCTTGGATTGGAAGTCATCAGCCCACTCAATGGGATCGGCTTCCAACGAACCTTTGCCCTTCAAGAGAGCTTCCGCACCCATGATAAGGCCGTAACCGAGAGGAACGCCCCACTTGTTGCACGGGATAATCCACGAGCCGGAGGGGTGAGCATTGCTGTAGCGACTGGCCGTAGTCAGAAGCGTCTTCTGGCTGTCGCCGTTCACCTCACGAGTAACCGTCAGGGTGTTGCCGGTGTTGCCGGCAGTCACGTAACTGACGATTTCATACTTACCCTTGGCCGCGCCGCTCACATTGTAAATGATGGCGTAGTAGGTGTTGGTATCCGTAGGAGCAGTTTCGCTCTCGTAGGTCTTCCAGTAGTATCCACGGAAGTAGGAGAAGAAGTCATACAGCGTGGTATCAGTGAGCGAGGAATCCGTATTCCATGCACCGCCGCCAGTAACGTCAGTTTCAACCTCGTCAGCCAGTGCTTCCCCCAGCAGGGCAATAGGAGCCAACGGGGAGCCCTGACGATTCGGGCCGGAGTCCAACACGAGGTCATGCCCAAAGATTACGTTGTTCTTCCACTGGGGAAGATTGCCCGTCCACCAATAAGCATTCTCGCCGCGTTGCTGGTTGTTATTAACCGCCTCGCGGAACTTCTGTTCATCCTCCAAGGGATCCAGGAACTTCTGCGGAGCGAATACGAGGAACTGCGGAATCTTCTGCCCAGCCGTCGAGTTGTTATACTTCATCGCACTGGCACCCAAGCCAACAAGCACGTTGCGGGCATCAGTAACGGTGTCCGTTTCAAACGTGTCGGATGGAAGAATGGCATTGCTGTCCGCCCCATTGCCGATACGCAGCACGTTCGGTTGGTTGGTGGCAAAGAGAGCCTTGTCGCGCAGCACGAACTGGAAGTCATCGCATTGAGTCCGGGTCCACCATTCACGGCACAGATTGAACAGGAACTCATCGCGGTTCTTGTCGGCATTGCCGGGAAGCGAGAAGTAACTGACAAGCTGTTCCTCGGAGATAGCGAACCGGCGAAGGTCCACCGTCACACCGAAGGAGCCGTAACGAACCCGAGCCGTTTTGCTCTTGAGTTCAGATGCGCCCATGACGCCACGGCCACGGACAGGAGCATGGGTGCTGAAATACACCTTCTGCCCGCCCGTTACGTTGGCATCGCGTTTCTCCACGATGGGCATACCGCTGCCCTCGGGACCAGTAAAATCCTTGAGAGGATTCAAGTCCGAAGCGTCCGCACGGACTGCCTCAGACCACATTTCCATTTGCAATTTAGAGTCGGCGGCGACGATTTGCGCCAGTGTGCCGATTTCCGATAGATCGAAAGCCATGATGTTTTAGAAAGCGGATAAACCGCTGATTATTTTTTGTTTAAGTGCAGTTGACGCATAATCTCTCGGCGTGCCTCGGGATTGGTGCGTATGAGTTCCTTCACCCGTTCAGGTGTCAGTTGCCTCGTCGCGGAGGGAGTGGTGTTCCCGTCTGCGCCGGTTAAAAGTTTCGAGCCCGATGCCCCAGCTACTTGCTGCGGTGCGGGTTTCGTGATCGAGCGTGCCGGTGCTGCGGGAGCGGAAGGCGTGACTAGGTTTGCACCCGAGCCCTTCTTGATCCCGTGTTTCTCGGCAAACTCCTTGGCGATCCGTTCAGGCCAATCCGGACTGGTGAATTCACTTGCCCGTGCTGGATTGTTGATTGCCTTGGTTGTGTAGTTATCGAGGGCTTCCCGCTCAATGCTGTCCGCCTTCGCGAAGATTGGGTATTCAACGAATGCACGGTCCCGCGATTCGTTAATGGTGCTGGCCCGAGCCGCCTTGCGTGCTTCCTCACGATTGGCAAGGAGTCCCTGCTTCTCGTATTTCGTAAGCCGCAAATCTGCCCGTAACTCGGCAATTTGGTCCGATAGGCTGTTAGCCTTCTTCGTGTCCATATCCTCCGAAGCCGCGTCACGTTCGCCAGTGAGACGTTCAATCTCGGTCTGTGCTTCCGTAATGCGAGTGTCGTAGGCCGCTACCTCGGGATCCGCTTCCGGAGCCGCGTTGCCCGCCTCGGGGGTTGCCGGGGCAGACTGTGAAGCCTGCGCTGGAACCCCTTCGTATAGCTTCGCTGCTTCCAAAAGACTGACGCCCTTGGACTTCGCTAGTGCCGCAATCGCTTGGTCCTGTTCCGAACTGAACCGGAACCGCTTGCCCTTGTGTTGCTCTCCCCCGTCTTCCTCTCCACCAGGATTAGGCTCCGTGGCAGTGGATTCGGCAGGTTGGGCTTCCGTGGGTGCGGGAGTCGTTTCAGTCGCTTGCGTTTCCGCTGCGGGTGCAGGCGCCGCCGCCGCTGGGGTGGCAGGAGTCGCTTCTGCTGTGGTGGGTGCGCTCGCTGGCTTGCTGGCCGCTGGGGGCTTGATTTGGTCAAGTTTTCCGGTTGCGGCCAGTCTTCGTTCATCCGGACTCAACTGAGCCATGAGGCTTTTAACGTCAGGTTTGGATGGTTTCGACGGAACAGAAACAGCCGGAGTTGCCCCCGGTTGTGGGGTGTTTGCAGCCGGAGGCGGGGCAGAGCCCTCGACTACGGTGGTATTTGTAGGTTGTGCCATTGCACCGCCAGTTTGCGCGTTTTGCGCATACCCGGTGCGGTTTCATTTCCTACGTTCCGGCCTATGTTGTCAGCCTTACCTCAAGTTTAATCCGTTACTTTCGCCCGCCCCGGTCTTCCAAGATAGAGACGCGGGTTGATAGACCATTCAGCACCTTGAGAAATTCTTCATCCTTCAACTGTGCCCGGTTATGAGCCTTCTCTATGTTTTCCTCTATCTTCTTGATTGTCGTCACAAGCTGACCCAAAGGACCATCCAAGGCGGAACGGTGCGACTGTTTCAGTTCTTCCAAGTCCTTCCTGATCGCCTGTCGCTCTATCTGCGCAGAATCCAAATATCCCTTTTGCTCCGCGAGCTTGATATTTTGACCGTCCAGCAATTCCATATGATGCTTCTCTAGTAATTCGGAGTCTTCCCTTCGCTGCGCGTAATACGCCTTCTTGTTCACGAAGCGCGAAGTGAGTATCAGGTGCATAACGGTCCAGACCGCGCCGCAAAGTATCGTTATGATGCTCAGAAGGGCGAGCATTTCACTGAAAGGGAGTCCTAGAAATGCGGTCATGCTGCTTTTTTGGGTGTTTCGAGTTCTGCCTTAATTTCGAGGATGGTTGCTTTGTCCTTCCCGTCCATCAGGTCATTGAGCGGTTTGAAAATAGTAGCGTCCATCACGTCCTTAACCTTCTGCTCGGCATCGTTGTAAGCCTTGTCGATGACCGGGACTAGGATGTTAAGCGCGTCCTTGAGTTTTGCCGCCTTCGCCTCCGCCGCCGCCTTGAGCGTGCCGGCCTCATGCTGCCTAAATACCCACCAGGCACACAGAGCAAGGACGATAGCCACGGAGCCCAAAACGGCCCATTTGAACCACCATAGGCCCACGATTTGAGCGAGCCCGAAGCAAGTCAGTGCACCAAGCAAAAAAAAGGCGGAAAATGGCGCAACCTTGCGGACCCCGGCGATGTTCCCAAAAAGCCAAGCCAACCCGAAAGACAGAATGGCAGCACCCGCGCAGTATGTCGCCCACTCGTTAAGGGTCGCCACCTGCTCAATCCGCACTTGGTTCTTCACCGCGTCCTCCGCATCACTGACACGCTTGGACATGGAATCCATGACCCGTTGCAGTTTGGCCGCAGCTTCATCGCGTTCGGTTTTTGCGAGCTTTTCAGCATTGCTCATCCGTTCCTCCAGAACCGCCTTGGCTTTGTCGGCTTCGGTCAACTTGCCTTTGAGCGAATCAATCTCGGTAGCCTGCTGGCCCATTTCGGCGCGGACCTCCACAAGCTCCCCGGCCATGATTCGAGTGTTTTGCGCCTGCTTTTCGAGCTTCTGGGCATCCGTTGGCGACGGTAGAGCGTGGGCAGCTTCCTCCGCCTGGACCTTGACCGCATCCTTTGGCCGTCCCTCCGGATTCAATTCGTTGGCGTCAAGCGCACCGAAAACGGCACCCGAAGCCAGTTGCGCCAGTTCCTCCTTTTTTTGCAGACGTGTTTCGAGGTTGGTAATCCAAGCGTTTTTGGCCGCAATTTCCTCCGTTGTGGCCGCGCCCAAAGGTGCGACCACGACATGCGGAATGGGCTCCGGGGCAGTTGCACAACCGGAAAGAAGTAACGCCAGAATGATTGATAATCGTATCATTGGAGATCCCACACGTAGGTTTTGGCGACGATGCCCTTGAAATTGTCCGCCGTGACGCGGGTTCCCGATTCGGAGAGCTTGTTATGCAGGCCGCTCATTATCCATCCGTGCACGTCTTTCATTGCCGCCTGGTGAATCACGTAGAAATCGCCAATGACCCACGACGCGGTATAAATGCACAAATCACCCGCCTTAACGTCCTCAATCTTGGAGCCGGGCAATGTAATCGCAAACGCAACCCTTGTCGCCATCGGGTCTTTGCCTTCCGGCGCGGCTGGCAGGTATGGGACCATTGAGCCAGTCCCAACTACGGCATAAATCCCGCGTTGGTTTCCGAGTTCATCCTTACCCGCGTCTTTGGTTGCGCGGTCTTTCGCATCATCGTAACTTGAGCACTTCACGCGCTCCGGCAAACCATCCTCCATCTGCTTTTGGAAGCGCAGAGCGAACCCGGTGATAAAAAGCAATACGGAAAGTCCCCCGAGAATGGAAATGTAGAGCGTGCGATTCATTTACTTGGTTGGCGTTGGCCCGAGCTTGTTCGCGATGGTGAACAGTTGCGACTTGAGGGCCTCGCGGGGCTTCCATTCGAGAGTCTGCCACCAGTGGATGATGCAGCCGATAAGAGCGGGCCACACGATGCGGACAGTTGCGAGAATGCCGACCACCAGGAGCGCGACCAAAATGAGCACTCCGACGAAGATTGATAGATATG